GGAGTACAGCGAAGAGATTGATCTGCTTCTGTCGTGCTACGGGCCACACTCACAGGGCTTCGCTCGTGTGCTCAGGGACGGCTTTCGCATCGAACAGAATCGCGCTCCGCTGAATGCGGCTAACATGGACGTACTCTATTGCGGTAGTCCGGTCACGTTGCCTGCGTTGCTGCACGGCAAGTGGCGCCGCAGGGTCGATGTCACCATCACACTGCGCCGATACGTCAGCCGCAAGTACAACATCCGCACGCTGGTGGAAGCCGACGCAACCGTCAACGCCGAAGTGTTCGTCGACACGATCAAGGCTGGCGACGCGTCATGAGCAACACAGCCGACTTCATCGCCAATCACTTGACCGGGGTCGCACCACTGGTCATCAGCTTTACGCCGAGCACTTCGGGAAGCGTCGCATCCTACGATTGGAATTTCGGCGACGGTGGCAATCACAGTATCGAAGGGAGCACGAATCACCAGTACATCGACGCTGGCTCTTATGACATCACCCTGACGGTGAATTTTTCGTCAGGCAGTCCGTCGCAAGTCGTTGTCACGAAGCCTGCGTACATCGTTTTGTCGCAGTATCTGCCGAGCTTCACATGGTCATCGGCTGGACATACGGTGACATTCACCGACACCGGAACATACCCCGCCACTCCGGACGGACGGTTGTGGGACTTCGGCGATGGCAACACATCGACAGCGGAAAACCCGACACACACCTACGCATCCGGCAGCGAGTTCATGGTCACATTGACCGTTCAACCGCCGATCAGCCCACAGGTGGTGCTTTACGGCTACTCCCAACTCGTGCCAGTGACTTGCCCCGCGATCACACCTACGTTTCAGGTGGCTGCAGACTGCTACGAAGCGGCTCGCTTGTGTCTGTCGATTGGCGTTTCGCCACCGTTCAATTTGCGACTATTGATCGGCGCCAACGGACAGGCCGATGGTCAGATCGGAACCTATAACGGAGACACCGGGCCGATTCAGGTCACGACACCCAACTACACCACAGCGAACGGGCCACCGAATGCGGTTCCTGTTTCGCATACGGTTTTTGTCGGCGCACTGGTTGACTTCGTTGGCGTGCCGTTGGAAGGCCCGCCCGCTCTTGTCGTCAAGTTTACGGACCTGAGCACTCCGTCGCCTGATGGGTGGCTGTGGGACTTCGGTGACGGAAGCACCGGCACCGAGCAGAATCCGACGCACAGCTATTTGCAAAACGGCCATTACACTGTGTCGTTGACCGGGGACTACTCTGGCATGCCAGAAGACACGACCAAAATTGACTACGTGCTCGTGGCGACACGATTGAAAGACAACAAGATTCCGCCTTCTCTATCACTTCAAAGAATCATCGGCATAGAGCAAGTCATCGACTAACTTTTCAAAGGGTCATTCATGTCAGCACCTACTCTCCCGGTCAGCCGTGTCATCAACGTCACGATCAACCTGACGCCAACCGGAGCGCAATCGCAAAGCCTGAGCACGATGCTCTTGCTCGGATCGTCCAACGTCATCAACCCGACCGAGCGTTATCGTCTCTACGAAGACATTCAAGAGGTTGCGGCCGACTTCGGTACCACGGCTCCGGAATACCTTGCAGCTGTGCTGTGGTTCGAGCAGAGCCCGCAGCCTGCAACACTCACCATCGGCCGATGGGTGCAGGCACCATCAGCCGGTCAACTCATCGGTGCAACCCTGAGTCCGACGCAGCAACTGTTGGCGAACTTCACGGCCATCAGCAACGGAGCGTTCAAGTACGCCTATGACGGCGGTTCGGTCACACAGACGAGCTCGATCAACCTGAGCACGGCGACTTCTCTTTCCAGTGTCGCTGCACTCATCAGTGCGCTCACTCCCGGCATCGTGGTGGTGTGGGATGCGAACTACCAACGCTTTGAAGCGACATCGGACACCACTGGTGCATCTTCGGCGGTTTCGTTCTTCACGTCTCCGGCAGCGGGACCGACAGACCTTTCCACGTTGCTTGGCATGTCGGCGAGCAACAGTGGCTCGTATGTGTCGAACGGCATGATTGCCGAATCCGCTCTCAACTGTGTCACGTTCTTCGATCTGAACTACGGCCAGACGTTCTATGGCGTCTACTTGATTGGCGGGGCCGACAGCGACACCGAAGCCATCGCCCCGTACATCGAAGCCAGTGGCAACAAGCACGTGTTCTTCGTGACCACGCAGGAAGCCGGTGTACTGGTCGCCGCGACCACATCGGACATCGCTTCGATCTTGTCGGCGCTCAATTACAACCGGACATGGTTGCAATACAGCAGCACCAACCCGTACGCGGCGATCAGCGCGGCAGCTCGCATCCTGCCCACCGACTACACCGGCAACAACACGGTCATCACCCTGTTCTACAAGCAGGAACCGGGCATCGTCGCCGAGTTCCTGAACTCCAATCAGGTCAATGCGCTCGAGAACAAGAACTGCAACGTGTTCGTCAACTACAACAACAACACCGCGATCATCGAACCCGGCCAGTGCGCCAGCGGCGTCTTTCTGGACATCATCTGTGGGTGCGACTGGTTCAGTCTGCAAGCGCAGGCGTCGCTCTATAACCTGCTCTACACGTCACCGACGAAGATTCCGCAGACCGACGCCGGCACGCAGCAGTTCCTGAACGTCATCGAAGCCGTGTGCATCCAAGGCGTGCAAAACGGCTTCATTGCACCGGGACAGTGGAACAGCGGCGGGTTCGGCGTGCTTTCGCAGGGCGACTTCCTCGTCAAGGGCTATTACGTGTGGGCGCCGAAGGTGGCAACGCAGTCCGAAGCCGACCGCGCCGCCCGCAAGTCCGTGCCCATTCAAGCCGCAATCAAGCTGGCGGGCGCTGTGCACACGCTGGCACTAACGGTCAATGTCAACCAGTGATTTACGTTTACTTGGCATCAATAGGGGTACGGTAATGTCATACGTTTACTCTTTCCTTAATTTCCAATGCGCGCTGACCGGACCCGGGGGCAGCATCAACCTTGGTGATGGATCGGGCATGGCCGACGAAGGCATCACCTTTTCGCCCGACGGTCCGATCAACACGAAGCAGATGAGTGCGGACGGCAGCGGCCAGCACTCGCTGCATGGCGACAAGTCCGGCAAGATCACGGTGCGTCTGCTCAAGACATCACCAGTGAACAAACTGCTCTCTGCGATGTACAACGCGCAGACGGCGGACGCATCGGTGCACGGTCAGAATACGATCAGCGGCACCGACACTCTGCGCAACGACTCCGTGACGTGCCGACAAGTCGCGTTCGCCAAGCACCCGGACCTGACCTACGGCAAAGAGGCGGGCATGGTGGACTGGGAATTCGAGGCTATCGTTATCGACCGCACACTCGGTTCGTGATCCAGCGCAGTCAGGAGGAAACAATGACGACGATCAAAGGGGAAACCTACCGGCCAACGCAGATGACACCACGTGAACAGTTCCACGTGTCTCGTCGTCTGTCGCCGCTGGTGGGCACCATGGGCGACGGCATCCTTGCGTTGCTGGACGGAAGCACACGTGCGGAAGCGATGACGAAGCTGGCCCGGGACATCGGGCCACTCACCAACGCTCTCGCATTCATGCCGGATTCGGTGTTGGACGAAGTGATCGACACTTGCTTGCTCCACACCGAACGTCTCAACAAGGATACGGGCACGTGGCACCCGATCTACATTCGCAACGGCAAGGACGCGCTGCGCATGTTCAAGGACGTCGACCTGTACGCTGAAATGGTACTGGTCGCCGAGTGCTTCAAAGAAAACCTCGCGCCTTTTTTCTCGCAACTGAACGGCGGGGCCGCACCCTCAGTAAGTGCGAATGGGGCAGCGGCGGGGTCGAATACCTGACGATGGAAGGCGGCGAAGACTGGCTCTTGCAGCCAATCGACGCCGGCATGCTTCCGTTCAGTGCGCTCAATGACACGGGCTATCACTTGGCCGATTGGGTTCTGTGTCTTGAGTACATGGACGTGAAGGCAGAGAACTCGCACCGTCACAAGACGGCAGTGCGCAAGCAGAGGGATTGACCATGTCCGCTCCGATTGAAGTGCTGCGCAATTACCTCTTGCAACTCGGGTTCAATGTCAACACCACCGAGTCCAAGAAATTCGAGAACACGCTGACCGGAATCGGCGTCAAAGCGAACCTGCTATCCAGCGCGATCAAGCAGGTTGGCAGCACCGTCATGGACATGGCGGAAAACTATGCGCGGGCGATGGAAAAGCTCTATTTCCAGTCGCAGCACCTTGGCACCCCTATCGCCACGCTGAAAGCCTTCGGGTACGCCGGCAAACAGTCCGGAAAGGATGTCACCGAAGCTATCAGCAACATCCGTGATGCGATGCAGAACGTGCCGGGTCAAGTGGCGATTGGAAGGGTCGTCGGCAGACCGGTCAGCGGCGACGAAGACCCTTCGCAACTCGCATTGGAATTCCTGCAAAAGCTCAAAGACTTCAACGGTGGCGCACAAGACCCGGTGACGAAGCAGATGCGCGAGCAACTGGCAAACGACGTGGGCTTCCACGACTTCGCCGACTGGGCTCGAGTGCTGCCCAAAGTGATTGAAGACATGCAGTGGTATATCGACTCGGTGAAAAAGTCCGGCGCCAACATGGACGAAGTTGGCAAGACGGCAAACAAACTAGGTCATGCTTTTCGCAAGCTAGAAGCGGCAGCAGATATTCTCACGGACGCTTTCGTCACGAAGTTAGCCGGGCCGTTGAACGCCGTTGCGGACTGGATGGAAAGGAACATTAAAGTTCCCGGAACGAACAAGCCTTTTAGCTGGGCCGATCCACTGAACTCGAAAGACGAGCAGAAGAGGATTTTGGACAAAGCCTATGACTGGCTTCGTTTCAAGATCGTTGATGCAGCAACGCGCGGGCACGCAAGAGACCGTGGCATCAACCCACCTGATATGGCCGGTGTGCTGGAAAACGGCGGCGGGTCGGCTAAGACCCCGTCACCGACAACGACAGCACCACCACGCGGCGATCTGATTAACGGGCCTGAACGCAAGGCCATGGGCGGGGCGATGCAGTTCAGCCAGTACGAACAGATGCGGCAGGACGCGCAGCAGGCCGAAGACATCCAAGAGATCCAGCGTGAGCTAGACAAGCTAGGCCGCATCAAAGACCCCGCCATCCGGGCTCGCAACCTTGCCATTCTGGAAGAACAACTGGACATGGCGCAGAGCTACACCGGACCAAGGTATGCGGACTTCAAGAAATTCGAGGCTGAGAGAGAAGCCAAGTCGCCCGGCACCGTCGCCATCACCCAGTCGAACACGTTCAACATTCAAGGTGGCGACACGAAGGCGGTCGTGCAAGGCGTAGGCAGCGCCATCGACAAGTCGAACGGCAACCTAGTCAGCAACTTTGGCGCGGGCATGCAATGAGTCAACTAGGCCTCATCGTTGCGGGCTCCATCGGGCCGTTCGGTGGCGTCAAGCTGCCGAAGGCTCGCCGGCAGTTCGGTCCGGCCACACCACTATCCGGCGTGGAGACCACCACTACGGTGCAGCAAGGGGCGCAGCAGTCAGGCGTGCCCGTGGAGACAGCCACGCCGGTTCCGGTGGCTCAGATCAAGGCTCAGGGTCAGCCGGGCGTGATCGTTGCGCAGATCACCGAATCCGAGCGACACGTCGACGAGCTACGCATCACGGATCACCCGGTCGAGTCCGGCGCTCCAATCACCGATCATGCATTCAAGATGCCGGTCGAAGTGACCATCCGTTGCTCGTGGTCGAACTCGCCACCGCAGAGCAATAACTCGTCGTTCGGCGGCTTTCAGGGCAATCTTGCAAGTGGGCTGGGCAACTACGCAGCAGGCACGGTGCAAGCACAACTCACCAGTGCTGGCGCAAAGGTCATAGGCGGGTCAGCAATCGGCAATCTGGCCTTGGGGCAGCTATCGGATGTCTTCGGCCAACAAATCGTTTCTGTGGGCTCTGCGGGGCTCGTGCCGGCCCTTGTGAGTGCAGCACAAGGCGGCGGATTCAGTTCCGGCAATGGCGCGGGTGGTTTGACACGAGTCGAAAGCTACTATCAACAGTTGCTCGACCTGCAAAACAACTGCATCCCCATCGACGTGTACACCGGCAAGCGCCGGTACACGAGCATGCTCATCAAGTCGCTCACGGTCGAAACCGACATCAAGACCGAGAACTCGTTGTCCGTTGTGCTCGTGCTCAAGCAAGCCATCATCGTCTACACCACGTTGCAGGCCATCAACACGCCGGCCAGTGCTCAGGCAGCACCGGAAAACGTCAACGCGAATCAGCAGACCGGAACCGTGAACCCCACTCCGGTCAACGTGCCGCCGAATAGCGCGCTGGACAACGCAGTCAGCACGGCGGAAGGCTCGAGCTACGTGTTCAACCCGCAGATCGACGTGACCACCGTCTTTGCCGAAGGGACCACTGCCGAAGGCTTCTATAACGATGGACCACCCATCGGCAACCCGCCGTTCGCACCATGACCACTACTTACCTAGTTCCCATTGCGCAGTCGGTGGCACAGACCTTTACGGTCACGCTGAACAATGTGCAATACAACTTCCGACTGGTCTGGAACGCAGCGACGGATTGTTGGGTGCTGGACATCAGCGACAGCACTGGCACGCCTATCGCTCAGGGCTTGCCGCTCATCGACGGTGCCGACATCTTGCAGCAGCTTTTCTATCTAGGGATCGGCGGCGCACTCGTCGTTGACATCATTCCGACCTTTGAGACATTGGGCAACCTGAGCAACCTCTATTTCCTGACACCGACATGACCGTCACCACCACACCGGGACCGGTCAACACCACGCTGGACGTCGGTCAGGCGCAGTACCTTCGCAAGGCGTCACTGGTGGTCTTGCAGGACACCACACAGGACTTCCCCGCCACGTTGCTCGGGAACAAGGCCACGGCGAATCAGGCGCTGGACTTGTCGCAACTCAGGTTCAGCTTTCAGACAGCGAACCAACTCGAGGCCGGGCCGGACAACTGCTCAGTCAGGGTTTACAACCCATCGCCCACCACCATCCAGAGCCTGCTCAAGTACCAGAACTCGCGTCTCATTGTGCAGGCCGGCTATGACCCCAACTTCGGCATCATCTTCCAAGGCGACATCAAGCAGTACCGCACTGGCCGACTGAACGAGACCGATACCTACATCGACATCCTTGCGGCGGACGGTGACATCGCATTCAACCGGGCCACGGTTGCTGCAACTCTGTCGAAGACACAGAACACGGTCGACGGCATCGTGGGCGCGCTGAACAACGCTCTGAAAGACGCCAACGCCAACGTGTCAATCTCAGCCGATCAGACCGCACTCAAGAGCGGTGTCTTGCCACAAGCGTTCCGTGGCAAGGTACTGATGGGCTTGTTCCGGCAGCAGATGCGCTTTCTGGCCGATACGCTCGTGTCCCGTTGGACCATCAGCAACGGCCAAGTGATCGTGGTCAACACCGATTCTTACGTGGGTGGTCCCCCGGTCATCCTGAATCAAGCAACCGGCTTGCTCGGCATCCCGGAAGCCACGCAAGACGGCATCAAGTGCCGTTGCCTCATCAACCCACGTATCAAGATCGGCACCACGGTGCAGATCAATAACCAACTCATCAATCAGACACTTGGCGGGGTCAAGTCGTTCTTTCCCGGTGTGCAGATTCCATTCGATCAGTTCAGCGGCATCGCTGGCTATGCCAACGTGACGCATGACGGTCTCTACATGGTCTACATCTGTGAGCACGTGGGCGACACGCGTGGCAACGACTGGGAATCCCGACTCACGTTGCTCGCCATCGACAACACCAGCAAGAACGTCATTGCATCGGGCACATCGTGAGCACCACCGATCCGCGCCAGCTAACTAACGATCTAGGCATTCTGCTCAGGGTGGCGCTGCAAGGGTGGCAGGCGGGCATCTGGACAGCCATGCCGGCAGTGGTCACGCTCTACGATCCTGCCACGCAGACGTGCGAATGCACGCCGACCATCCAGCTACAGAAGAACGTCGGCGGGCAACTGTCGTGGATCGACTTCCCGAAGCTGGTCGACTGCCCGGTCTTGTTCCCCAGTGGTGGCGGCTTCACGCTCACCTTCCCGCTTGCAGCCGGCGACGAAGTGCTCGTGATCTTCGCATCCCGTTGCATCGACAACTGGTTTGCCACGGGTGAGAACGGGCAGCAGCGGGAACTCCGCATGCACGATCCGAGTGATGGTTTTGCGTTTCCGTCGCCGCGCTCGCTGCCCAAGGTTCCGCCAGCACTCAGCACGACGGACGTGCAACTGCGTAGTAACGACGGCACTACGTTCATCGGAATCTCGCCGGCAGGACAGATCACCGAACAGGCCGTGAAGGTGGTGGTCAATGCCGAAGTGCAAGTGAACATCACGGCACCAGTGATCGTACTCAATGGAAACGTCACAATCAACGGCAACGCAGTCGTGACCGGGCTCATCACCGCCGAAGACGTTGGCTTGATCGACGACGCGCTGCCAAGCCTTGCATCGCACGTCCACTTGTCCCGCACCGACGGCACCGCGCTGACTGGGCCACCGATCACAGGAACTTGACCATGAGAGTCCGCGAGCTAGACGCAAACAACGATTACCAGTTCGGCACGTCGGGGTCGAAGTTCCTCATCAATACTCCGCTGGCTGTGGCGCAGCTTGTGCTCTCCCGCCTGCGACTGAATGTTGGCGAATGGTTCCTTGACCTGAGCGATGGCCTAGACTTGTCGCAGATCATCGGCTACACCGAAGACACACGGGATCTGACCATCCGCAATCGCATACTGGACACGCCGGGTGTGCAGCAGATCGTGGCCTATGCGAGCTATCTGGACAACAAGCGCCGCTTTTCTGTCATCTGCACCATTGACACCATCTACGGGCAGACATCGCTTCTGGCAGCACTATGACCTTTCCACTCCCCACTCTTGGATGCACGATCACGTCAACGGGCATTACCGCGCCTTCGCTGGCCGACATCCTGACATCGCTGCAAACGTCCATGGGCTTGATCTATGGAACGGACGTGACGCTGGACAACTCCACGCAAGACGGTCAGTTGCTTGGCGTGATCGCGCAGGCCCTGAGCGATCAGAATGACGCGTGCATCGCCACGTACCTTGCGCAGAGCCCGCAGACGGCACAAGGGGTCGGCCTCAGCAGCATCGTCAAGATCAACGGCATCGCACGACTCGCGTCGTCCAACTCGACCGTCAATCTGACCGTCGCCGGCAACATCGGCGCAGTCATCACCAACGGCATTGCTAATGACACGGGCGGCAACTCGTGGGCATTGCCCGCCACAGGCACCATTGACAGTACCGGCAGCGTGCTCGTCACTGCCACGTGCACAGTGCCCGGCGCGATCAACGCGGCCATTGGTACCGTGAACATCATCGGTACGCCAACTCGAGGTTGGAACTCAGTCACCAATGCGAGCGCGGCATCGCCGGGCGCTCCAGTGGAGACGGACGCGGCCTTGCGCATCCGTCAGGCCGCAAGTGTGGCCCTACCCTCACTGAGCCCGCTAGACGCC